TCTACGTTTTTCATATGTACGCAATCCATGATTAAACCATTCGCGTAAAGCGGAATCTATATTTTGGGCACACGCTTCCTCCTCCGTCAATGGTGCATCCTTTCCGCGTCGATAATTATGTAAGGATTTAAATATCGAATTATCCTCAAGGGCACCTAAATGACACCCAAGTTTAGGATGATAAACACTAGTACGCTTGAGAAACTCTGCATGATCGTCGTGCATATATTCTGTTAAATCACTCTCCTTATCTGGCATTGTATAAGATTGGCCAAACTCAGCCAAAAAACGAGAGCAGCCCTTTATATTAAACTTGGGACGTTGTGCACTAACAGAGCCTTTATTATCATCACCATAAGTGATTATGGAAACGTAATCTCGAAAATTATCATCAAATGAATACTCCGAATAATAAAAACATCTCAAATTCAAACTACCAACAATACTATTAATAATCACTGTTAATGAATTACCACTAATATGAGTACCCTCAATCAATCCTATCAAATCGCCATTATAAGCTATGAAAGCGAATACAATATCACCGCTCATAGCTTCCATAACCCGAATATCCTCTTCTGAATAATCCATTTCTCTGGCAAAATCAATCATAATGCGCAACGCAGCTTCAATTAACTGTGCAGGCATACGTTGATCATATTTCGAATAATCACCCGCAAAAATACGATCTTTACCATGAGTTATCATGTATTGATACAATTGTTCCCATTCACTGCCATGAGAATTAATACCAACAGCACACTCACTAAGAAGTGGATTCATCTGTATGAATCTAATTATCGGTAAAAAATACATACGCACCAAATACGTTAAAGCAATAGGATTGCCATAAAATATTCTACATTTCTCCTTGGACAAGGGTAAAGCCTCATCTTTCTTACAAGCTTTAGCTATTGTATATGCCCTTTGGCCATTTTTATAAATATTATGGCATCTCTCGATCTCAGCCATAACTTCAGGGGTAAATTCGCGATTGCATTGGTATTCCTCAGTTGGGTACAAATCTATCACATGCCTCTTTTTGGGTCCTCCCAATGGGAAACCAATAGAAGTATCCAGCTTAATTGCATCAATAAATCTCTTACCAGGGATTCCAAGCAATGTTTGCTTAGAAGTTAAAGGTTTAGACTCCCTCCACGATGGAATATCACGTATAAGCTTAATAAGGGGCATTTTATAGTCCCTTGAAGCTCGTATTAATAAGCTAAAAGGAAAACTTATGGCAGGCACGCTCAATACTTCAATACACTTCTGCCAACCAAACCAATCAGGCTTAAATTTGGGAGGACCCCAAATATTGGCAACACCTGTAACGTCCTTAACGATATCACTTATTATAGTTTGTGAAACGTCACTATAATAAGTTGCACCGCCCACACAGGATCCATAGTATGTAACTTGTGAATTTTGAGGCATGTAATTAAGACTACTCTTAATAGACATCGGTTCGTCCGTCATAATCTTTTTGTCCATAATTACTGGCTGAAAATCACCACCCGCTCCGGTTATGAGCACCGTATCAATCTTCCGTAATTTATCACATGCTGAAGATAATTGCTGTTGAGTCAAGCATGCACTACACCCATATGGCTTATCGGATATGCCACCAAGGTGAATACCTGCAATAGCTGATCCTTTAGTTTGAGATATCAAAACTGCACCACATAGACCCTTAAAAGTATTGTGGGACAAGTTATTATACTGATGACCTCTCCAATTTCCACACCCATTGCCAGTAACACACGATTTTCCTTTTCCAAACATATCAATAACATTTCCATCCTTAGCTCTCCAAATCATATGGAAGCAAACATCTGGCAAGCTGCCAACTGGGAAATGTTTAATAATATTGGCAAAAGAACCTCCTGTGGGACTATAACACACACGAAGATCATAATTTGGTATGGGTATAGACGTCAATACAGACAATCTTGTACGAAACTTACAACCCGACTTACTAGGATCGAAGCCATAACAAATAACATCAAATTCGCTAGCAATGCTAAAATAATGATCCGGAACAAGACAAACATTAGATTTGAGAAATAAGACATTAACCATCAAAGGGGGCTTATCATCTGAATATCGCATGGAAGCATAAAATAGATTTTTCTTAATTTTATGCACCAATTGATCGCATGTAGATGTCTTACGATCAATGGGTAGCTCCTGACGTACCACGCTTGTCCATATATTAGCTTCTGCATCTCGCTCAGCAATATGATTAGCATTGGTAGGCATTAAATTGCCTTGTGCTTGCAATTTACGCCAAGATCGTAAAAAACGAACAAAAATATATACAGTGGCCATTGTTGCACAAGCACTACAAAAAACTTTCATATTTGCTGCTTTGCGATATTTGATCAATAAATTAAACAATTGTGATGATTCCCGGTATTGATTTATAATAGTAGTGCAACCATGGCGACATCTAGCAATAATT